TAAAATAGCGAACCACCCAGTAAAAACTACTTCTGATATAAGAATCACGGAAAAAAACACATAAATTCAAATGAATAAAGAAATCATCAAAAGACATATAGTAAATGGGTTGATTCTTAAAGAACTTGCCAAAACCCGCCCATTATTAGCATCTGCCATAAAAAAAGCACAGGAAAAAGAGAAAGATAAGATGATAAATCAGGCTTTTAGGCGCCGGTGTCCCTGTGAAGCCTGTAAGGAATATGTTAATGAACATCGAAATCAAGCTGGATGATACGACAAAATGTGATGGGTGTGAGCACTTAAACACAGAAAGCTTTTCATTGGGTTGCAAATTAATGATAAGCGGTGTTCAGCGTAGACCTTCTGGGTATGGCCGTAATTTCCCTGATGAGCATATCCGCCCGCAACAATGCATCGACAAACACGGGGAGTGATGAAAAAATATCATTTGAAATTTGAATGTGCTAACAGTTATTTTTGCGCCACTCGAAAATTCAACCTTGCGTGGAATGAGTTAAAGTGGAAGGTTGTGAAGCCCATGGAACGCCTCGTGATATGGCTAATGAGCATTCGACTAAAAATATACAAGAAGAGACGCGATCATATTTTAAATAAACCACTTCCATAACATTATGCCCCACACCGCCCACAAACATAAAAGTGCAAGCCTGTCAGTGCTGCAACATGATCCGACGCGGACGCTGACATTAAGAAATGCTTTCGCCTCTCAGATGGCGAGACGATTCCGGGAACTACGCGGTGTTATCTGGCAAGCCATAGTTGTTGAGGATGTCTTTGGGCTTGTGACTGCCGAACCTCTATTTATCCGCCTTGTAGCAAGCCAGAATCTTACTACTCCCGGCCCCAATGCTTTCAATTTCACTCGATCAGCCGATAAGGTTGATGCTTTTATGATCTGGTTACAGGAACAGGAACAAAAAGGTGTGCTTCAGACCTTCCAGGTACAGCAAATAGGTGTTGGGGTAGAAACTCCATGGACAAACACTTTTATTCAATCATCCTATCAATCGGGGATACAGCAAGCCCGGGGAAACCTCAGAAAAGCCGGGTTTGATATTCCAAGCCTGGAGGAAACCGGAGGGATTGAGGTTGCTTTCAATAATCCTTTCCATGCAGACCGGGCGGGCTTAGCTTTCACCCGGACTTTTAACGAGCTCCGGGGTGTCACAGCCTCGATGGATCAGCAGATATCCCGGGTGCTTGCTCAAGGGCTTTCTCAGGGTCAGGGGCCGCGTGTAATAGCTCGGAGGATCAATCAAACGATTGCTGGTCCTACATTAGAGTTAACCGATACGCTCGGGCGATTCATCCCGGCTGAAAGACGTGCAAAGATCTTGGCCAGGACGGAAACGATAAGAGCCCATGCCGAAGCAACGCTTCAAGAGTTTGAAAACTGGGGGGTTGTTGGGGTTACTGCTACTGCCGAGCTCAGGACTGCTGGGGATGATCGTGTTTGTTTTTCTAAATATATTCAAGTAGTTACGGAACACGGAAACATTCCAATACACAAAATAAAAGTTGGTGATAAGGTATTAACAAGGACGGGCTATAAACCGGTAACGCATACCGGAAAAAAACGGACATCAGAAAAAATAGTTAGGGTTTATGTGGAAGGTTCGCACGTTACATGTACAGCCGATCATCTTATATGGACGGAATCACGCCACTTTGTTCGTGCCGATTCTCTTTTTCTTGGTGACTTGGTTCAGCTTTCTAGCAACAAGCTTGTCAATGTCCTTCGAGTTGTTGATTTGGGTTTCGGTAATGCGAATAACCGTAAATCCTTTGGAGTTAAGAAACTTGTCGCGTCTCTTATCTCTTTCTTTGGTTTTTTTATGCCAATAATCCCCGTCAACTTCAAGGGCGATGTTACCGATGGCGAAGTCAATATTAAACTTACCAACTTTAAGTTCTTGGATAAATTCAATGTATTGTCTTTGCAAAGATTCTCTAATGGTTTTTTCAATCCCCGTCTCGCCAGTGGATTTCATGTAACAACGTCTGGAACAATGAACTCTGTTGTTCCCGCGTTTTTTATCAGATCCACTATAAAAAAACTCTTTTCCACACTCTCTGCATTCTTCATAAGTCCCGCCATTAGACTTTATTCTACACTCAACAGAACAATAATTATACCGATGGCGAACACATTTTTTTACTGTAAAGGTTTTATTACAACCTTTGCATATTATATCAACTGCATTGTTCCTGTCAGTATCATAGCAAGAGCGAGAACAAAAGCGCATATCTTTTCTTCTGGGATTAAAAGACTTCCCGCAATATTCGCAAATACACTTAGGGATATAAATTTTGGCAATCGAATAACACGCATGAGAACAATATCGCCTGTCAGAGCTACACTCTTTCTTGATCGATTTATAATGACGCTGAAACACTTTACCGCAATGGCTACATGTAAATTCAAAAGGCATTATTATAATCTCCTTAATTCAGTTTCTTTATTATATCACCAGTTGTCAGCAATTCAACCTTTTGTTTATGATTTGACCATAAAAGACCAACCAGAGTTCTATGCCAACGGAATATTGGTTCATAATTGTGTTCTATGCCAAGATCTTGAAGGTCAAATATTCACCATTGCGGAAGCCCGAGGCATTATCCCGGTTCATCCTGCGTGTAGGTGTATCTGGTTGCCCAATAGAGGCACAAGACCACTACCAAGACAGTTTACACGGGATAGGGAATTGATATCACCAGAGGCTAGATAATGAAAAAACTAAAACAGATAAACAAGCGCTGGTCATGGTTAAGGCGAAAACGGATTCAAAGAAAACATTTCAATCGTGACATGCGGCCGATATTTGAATCAAAACACTTATTAAAACTGTAATAATTTGACAATGCCCGCAAAAAAGGCTTTAATTAAAGGGAATAGTAAAGAGTTGAAGCGGAACATGTCTGCTTTGCTCCAGAACCATCCTGAAACAGCGGGGATGACAGGCAAGCTTGCATTGCATTTAAACAGAGGCGATGTCTGCAAAGTGAAGATAGAGGATAAGGAGATATAATTGCCCCCATAAGGGGCTTCCCGGAGATTGGGGTTCGAATCCCTATGCATTAACTTGCATAGTTTAACATTCGGATAAAACACCGGGATTAAAATATAAACAACCGGCACCTTTAAGCGCGTAAGCCACCTTTTAGCCCGGATCGTAAGTAAGTAGGTTCTTCACCGATTCCTACCGAAAGCGCTCCGGGCTTTTTTTATGGATGAACATGGAAATATATAAGTTTCAAATAAACAATTATACGATCAGGGAAGAAACGCTGCATGGCGTTCCCCATATTGTTGTTCCGGTGGTCATGCTCGTTGAGGGTGTCCACGATGGTTCATTAGGTCCAATCCTTCATTTACCGGAAGAATTCGCCAAAGTGCCCGAATCATGGGATGGGATACCGATTACTCTTAACCATCCCCGCATTGACGGCGAGTTTGTCTCTGCCAACTCGCCGGGTGTCCTTGATGATGTCTGTTTGGGTAGGATATTTCACACTCAGTTTAATAATGGAAAGCTTAAGTCTGAGGCATGGATTGATGTCAATGCCGCTGAGAGATTAGCCCCGGAGATACTTCAAAAACTCAGACGTGGTGAATTAATCGAGGTATCGACAGGAGTTTTTGCCGATAACGAGAATAACCCCGGAGAATGGTCCGGGGAACAATATCAAGTAATAGCCCACGATCACAAACCGGATCATTTAGCCTTACTCCCTAATGAAACCGGAGCATGCAGTAGCCAAGACGGTTGTGGGCTTGGAGCGCTTAAAGAGAGGGGGGGTGAAATGAAAAAAGAAAAGCTTTTGGAGGTAATGAAGGATTTAAAGAAAGACGGGTTAACCGTCAACGAGGTTGTAAACGGTTTGACCGCTAATGTTCAAAGCTTCGGTCAAATCATGTCTCAGATCCAACGTAAGCTTGACAATATGGATGATGACACCAAGCTTCATTTTCTGGAAGAAGTCTTTGATGATTTCTTTATCTTTACCATAAGATCCCGCGGGGTTGGTGAATCTATGCTAATGCGCCGATCTTATGTGGTAAACGATCAGGATGTAGTGGAGTTCACGGGTGAAGCAACGCCCGTTGTACGGCAAGTAGAATTTGTCGATTTGGAAGAAACAGCCAATAACCAGGAAGGGGTGAAAAGGATGGTGAAAAGGATGGCGAATAAGAAAGATAAAAAAACGGAATCTCCCAATAAAGACAAGGTTGATTTTCTGATTCAGTGTGAGAATTGCAATTTTGAGGAGTCCGACCGGGAGTATTTGAGTGCTCAGAGCGAGGAAAAGCTGGATGGTTTTATTCCTGAGCAGAAACCGGATGAAAATAAACCTACTAAAACGGCAACCGATACCACCGGGGATAATACCCCCGCTGCTAATGCCGAGGCAAAAACCGAAGCTCCTAAAACTACCGCTCAGTATTTACAGGAAATACCCGAAGAGCTCCGTGAGCAAATGCAACATGGTTTAAGTTTGGTTGAAGCAGAAAAGACCAAATTAATAAGCCATATTACCGCAAATTCGGAAAAAGGTATTTTTGCGGAAGGCGAGTTGCAAAAGAAGGATATCAAGGAGTTGAAAAAACTGGCCTCGCTGGTTAAAGCTCCGGTTGACTTCAGTGGGAACGGTCCGACTCAGCCTGATTTATCGGTTCAGACGGGAGGAGATGGTGTATTGCTTCCCATGAAC